TTAAGTCTGTTCCGCAATTTCGCCGTCACTATGCTCAAAGGGCATTAATGGGCGAGTGCGCCTAATATAAACTTTTTTAGTCATATTTACGCTGGCATGACCCAATAATTTACTCGCTTCCTCTTCGCTGGACGCAAGCGATTTATCTGTCGCGGATTTAGCGCGTAAATCTCTGAATTGAATCTGCGCCAATTCCTCAGCATGTTCTGGGTGGTTTTGAATAGCAAGACTGCGGGCAATGTCAAAACGATCCCGTAGATTTTCCGTTGTCATTTTCCGTTTACGGTTGTTTAAAAATAAAAAGCCACCATGAGGGGCGCGGCGCGTAATAATATCCTGCAATCTTTTTGTAACAACGAATCTAAGGGCATGGCTTGTTTTGTTTTGCTTGATGGTAAGCACCCCTTTTTGAATATGATCGGTGTGGATTTTGGCTGTGTCACAAGGACGCTGCCCAAGCATCATCGCTATCTCCATCGCATCGCGCAAATCTTGGCAACCGTATTTATACAGGGTGCTGTAGATATAATCTTCAACATATACATCCCTTGGCTGTTCTTTATTTCGTTTGATATCTTTTGAAGGTGATTCTTTTGATGTATACCCCCAATGAGCAGGGCGGCAATATGTCCATATATGATTAAATAAGGCTATTTCCCTGTTGGCGGCAACCGGTGCCTTGTGACGCCATTTAAAATATTCCCGTATATGGCCGGCATCAATATCTTCTAGGAGTACCGGGGTGTTGCCTCCAAAAAACAAATTTAGGTTTTTTGCTTGGTAACGATTCTCTCGCTGTGTTTTTGATTTTTTTGTAGGAATTACTTCCAATATGTATCGCTGCAATGCCTGCACAAAAGTGACCTGATGAGCTTTATCAAGCTTCTGTAGTAACAACTCCGACCATTTTTGACAGGCTTTCACGTAATCATTGCCTAACGGTATTTCTTTACGCGGCTTGCCACCAGTATCAAAGTAATACCATGTCACTATGCCGTTGCGTGTTTTGCGTTTACGTGCACGCATACCCGTTGGTAGATTTAAATTAACTGTTGCTTTACGACCCATATAGCCCCCAATAATAAGATTATGCAGAGTTGCTTAGCATAGGTGATTGCCAGCGTGTTTTGACTTGACTCACACCTGAATGCTGCTGTTTAGCCCCTAATAGGGCTTGGCGCAATACTATTGGCTCATTTCTTCCATTTAACCGGAAAGGAATACCCTGTTTTCTTAAATGTTCAACCTGCTTACTTTTGGCTTTGTACCCCGTTAATACAACTACCTCTGCTGGTGTCAAAAATTCTGCATAAGGGGATGTTTCAGACATGATATTGCTCATATAAAAAATCCGGCAGATTGCCGGTGTGTGTTGTTACATTTGCTTAGGGTTATTTAGGTTGCTGTGTGTTATGCCAGTCGCAGGATAGCCCTCCGGCACGATACCCCCTGTAAACAAGACAGGTGATTTCGCGTCCATCATGTAATACAACCTGTGTTTCTATAGTATCTTCAGTAGTCTGTTTCACTATATTGCGTTTTGTCTCTTCAGAATAATCACAACCAGCAATAAAAAAAGCCGCTATAGCGGCTATAATCAATTTAGTTTTCATGTTATCTGTCCTGATAATCAAAATAATAATCAGCTAAATGCTGGCTTCTCCAAATAGTGAAATGGTGAGGCTATACAGGCACACAATCTGTAACCGTTCTTGTAACTTTTAAAACTTCGTAGGGTTGATTCCCAAAAGAATCACCACGTCTTCCAGTTAAGCCGCGCACCCACTCAATCGCATAATATTTATTACCAAGAAACACAATAGTTCGTACCTCTTCATTCACTCCAAAACAACAAGTTGCAGCACTTAGTTCATGATCGGATAGTTCTTCGCCAGCAATAATTTTTTTATAGATTTCTTGTTCAAAATCTTTAAGTTCGTCGTTCATTTCTTCATCTCCAACGTGGTTAAAAAGTTAAAAACTCCAATAAAAAAGCCACCCAAGTGGCTAGCAGTGCAATTTTTTTCATAATAGTAGTTATATTCTAAAAACGGGGGAAGTTTATTCCCCCCAGTTGATTTTTAAAACATGCCAAATTTAACTTAGCTTGAGGTGCTGCTAGATTCATGATTCAGCAGTTCCATTATTGTTAGGTGCATGTAACTAACACAGCTATTAATCCCGCCTGATAGTGCTGCTAGGGTGCTGGTAAATCTCAGAAAGTCCTCTTGGCTTAGCTCCCGAGTGATATTATTATTTCTATAGCCATCAGCTAATTTAGATAATGTTTCCATAATAAACGTTGTTGTATCTAACGCATGAAAACAACATTCACTCAGATGTCCTAAATCATTTTTGCTGATCCGTTCTAGTGTTCCATCTATACCCTCATCAAGATCTTGTATGATGGCAAGCAACTCGGCGTTATCCATTAAGCTGGCTATTTCATCATGGTGACGGACGCGAAATTTGTTTTCTACTTGCATTGCTGTGTACTCCTGATATCAATAGATTAAGTTTAATGCCTATGGAATTTATTGGATTGTGCAATCCAATAAATAAAGTAACTATTTGATATTATTGCCATTAAATCCTTTGTTTATTGCTGGGGTGTATTGCGCTTTGATATACATTCCAGCCAGTGGCGTCTGATAATGGTTCGGGCATTTCTTAGATGTTCCACGCCGTAATGTTCCTCGGTATTTCTTAAGGGGGATTGAGTGGGAATGATTACATCATATAGGAATATGCCATATCTAACGACCAGCGCACCCGTTGGTCTATGCTTCCAGCATATACGGTTGCCATAAGGGTGATTTTTTAATTCATGAAGATGTATTTTAGGTTTCATAGGTAACTCCTAGTTTGCATTGCTTTGAACATACTCAGTAACCATTTTTTTAGCTGCTGGTGGCAGATGGCTTAATATCTGGCTTACGGTTTGCTGCTCGTAATGGCCAACTAAAACAATGGCTTTAACAAGCTCATTTGCTACTTTTCTTAAACAAATATCATATTTTGTATGATATAGCTGGTGAATGGCTTCATAAGAGATATCTACCAGTTCATCATCAGCCAGCCGTTTTTCTGGTTGTGGCTTGGTTTGCATGGGGAGTTGGCTTAAATCCCATTTGCTAACCATTTGTGCCATTTCATCCCAAAATCCAGCAGGTTCCGGATTGGTGTTGTTTTCATCGTTCATTTTTAACTCCTTTAGTTTTATTCAAATTCAAAAATTAAAGCCCACTAATCAGCGGGCTTGGGTTTTTAAACTCGGGTAGGGTGGCAGGTGGTTAGGCACTCACTGCCATCGTGCATATGCTAGAATTGAGTTTCCCAAAACAACCTAGCAAATAGAGGTACTTATGAGTAATTCTTTTGAAGAGGTTAGAAGATATATGCTTTCTACATTAGCTAAATATCCCATGCGGCCATTGCCTGAATCTGAATTAGATATCCTGTACGATAAATACGACGAGGAGGAATTAATCGCAGCAACAAGATATTTAATCGCAAAAAGGATGATTAATCCCGATGCTTTACGTGAAGCCATTGATGGTGCATTTATAGTCAGCGATTGCCTTATGCTCACAGCCGACGGTTACGATATTGCCACCGGTGATGCACTTGGATACGAAATTAGTGCAGTTACAGTTAAACTGCATAACAACACTCTTCAACATTTAGATTAGATTATTAAAGCGTCAAATCTAAAAGAAGATGAAAAGCAGAAATTGTTAGCTCAGCTAAAAGAAAAAGGAGCAGAGCATATTCTTACTCGCTGCATCGATTTAGCTTTGTCAAATACTAAAACTGCTGGGCTAATGCTTATGCAATATCTACAAAATATGTAATCATTTACGCAAAGCCAAACAATGAAGCCGACTCGTTAGAATCGGCTGCGATTTTTAAACTTAGATGTATTGCCCGTCTTTCCGAGCTGTCACTCTTTTAGTCACTCAGTATGTGAATACTGCTAGAATTGAATTTCCCATAAACAACCTAGTAAATACTTAAAATGATTGTTAAGATTAGATTTTTGCATGACGCTCGACCATATATACCCTACGATGCATATTCAAATATAACTTTTGAATCAAAGATGTGTGATCTACCTAGCAAAGGGGATATTGTTGTATTAAATGATATAACGCACCCGCGAGGCAGTTTTGTTGTTGCTTATCGAGCTTTTTGTATAGATCCATCGAATGGTTGTGAGAGCGTTGAACTCGTTTTAACCGTGGAAGAAGATATGTAATTTTCTTCATTTTTCTACTCCTTATAGAATACTGATATATGGTTAAAGGTGGGGGATCATCAAAATGATGATCCCTATCAATAGTGATATTCAAGAATGTTGTTACATCTGTTTAGGATTAAGTTTCCAATAATCAACTTGGGAAATAATCCATGTGTTGATTGATACATTCAGATATATGTCAAAGTTGGTGTTTGAAGTCGTTCTCCTTTCATAAAGTTCTTTGGATTTTTAGACTTGTCTGTCTGTAAGCGTTACGGGCTTACTGGTTTTGTTCTGGCCGCCTGCGAGGGCTTAACGGCTTGCCAGCAAGCTCCTTAACTTGCCTCGGGCTTTTATATTCCGCTGCCCTGAGCCGATGCGGTGAAGCGGTTTGCTTCAATGTGTTTATATTAGCGATATGCTAAAGAATAATCAATAGCAAAACGCTAAATATATCAGCAAATCGGATAATATACTGATTATTAAATAAAATAAATTTAGCGAAATGCTAAATTTATTTTAAGTGTATTTAGAAATTTGTGTTATTTAAAGACAATAAAAAGCCACAGCCGAAGTTGTGGTTATTGTAAGAAAAGCAAAATTTAGAATATGTCAAAGCCTATACATATTAGAATGATTGACAACAATACTATGCAAGCAATCCAAAGACACTTATATTTCTGTACTTTCCTGTCAATGTATTCTATTTCTCTTTCTTTTGGTGTTGAACCTTCTAGACTTGAAAAATCAATAATTTTCTTAATATCTTGATTATTTAGAAGGTCTTTGTACCTATATTCAATTTCTAAGTACCGTTTACTTAGTTTCTCTTTTTCATCGTTAACTTCTGATAATGCGAATCCTAAAAAGAACGCTGATAAGAAAATTAAGCATATACCCGCAAATATCACTGTATTGTGATAGTCATTATTTGATTTATCAAAATTTTTTGCCACAATTGTAGTTGTAAAGAAAGTCAAAAATGTCCAGAGATTTGTTTTCAGTATATTGAACATATCTTTAGTGATTTGACCAGCTTTTTCTGATTGAGAGAGAAGCATATCAGAAATTTTATTTTTTATTTCAATATATTGTTTAACATTATCTTTTAAATATAGATCATAACCAGATTGAGCGGATAGTAAAGTTCCTGATTCAAGTGTATTTATATTTTCTTTTTGCATATGAATCGGTATGACATTTCTAAGAATCCCAATTTTATCTATGAATGAACCTCTTTCATAAGCCCATTTGTACATAGACCATAGTTCATTTCCTACATCGGTGGTTAATTGCTCATTAAGCTTTCCATTTACTGTTTTATAACCTTTTATGCAATAAGCTACTTCATTAGCTATTATTCTTGAATAATCACTTAGAAAAATTAGGGATAAAATATTTCTTAAATTATTAAAATAAGCAGCTAATGGCCAATTATTACTCGCAAAATCAAAAGAGTCTGGAACAATTATGATATCGCACGCATTGACAAAATGACTAACTTTGTCTCTATTTTCAATCTTAGTTTGGTCTATAGCTTTTTTGTTGTCTTGGCTGATTTGACTATAATGTATAAAAGAAAAAAAATCGTTTTCTATATTATTTTCCTCGTCCCAAACGCGTATAGTTGCATAAGTATTATCTGCAATAAGATAAGACCATTGTTTAAATGCTGTTTCGAGAGGAGTTTTATTTAAATGCTTATGAAACTCTTCCCATGAAAAAATGTTTAAATTTGAGTTTTCCCATTCAATGGTTATACCAAAGGAAAAATTTGGTAATATTGGCTCTTCTAAATCAAGTTCTTCTAATATCTCTTGTATTTTCTCCTTTATGGTATCGGGTGTGCCATTTGATAATCTTACGCTATTACTTTCTTCTAATCGAAGTTCAATTTCTAATGTAATTCCTTTTTCAAATGTTAAAAGAATAGTTTGGTATAGTTTTTCAATAATATTGTCATTTAAAGATGTGATTTTTCCTTCAATTTTGAATTGTATAAAATTATGGCTAACAGAAGTAGTTTCTGTTTCACCAATTGCTGATAATAATTGTTTTATGAAGCCATTCATTTTAAGTGACAAATAATTATAGCTTTAATTTTTGGTTAAATGTATTATACCCCTCTTCAGAATAAATTTTAACATATTTACCGCGATCATCATCATCTACCCCTAGAACGGTTTTTAAATCATCTACTGGTGTTTTAATTACCAGATCGAAATTATTATCAATAACCATCTGTTGCTTCGTAAGTCTCGCTTTAATCATGGTAGGGTCTATTTCAAATTGTGTATCAAATTTCTTTTTCCCCTGTGGTAGTTGCTCAAATTCAGAAAGAAATTCATTGAAGTTTACCGCTAAAGTAGGGTCGATTGGTTCATAGTTTTGTAAATCAGATACCAAATTGTTAAATTCAAATGATTTTTTTCGAAAATCCAGAATTACTTTATTACGAATGTAGTAAAAATCTTGTTTAGATGTAGGTTTTATTTTTCTCGTTAAAAAGGTATCGATAGCATTAAAAGCATTTTTTGTATTTTGTTCATTTGTTTGCACAGGTTCAGAGTTGAGAAATGTATCTCGCCAGTACTCTGTAATTTTTGAATTGGTGTCTGAAAGTAATAATGAAGTTATTGTGTTTGAACTGTCAAAGGATATGACAGCTACTTTTTGCACTCTAGTGTTAATCGGTAAACCATCTCGAATTTTTAATACCTTATCTAAAATTTGATTAGTATCAATTTTTATAAGGGCAATTTTTTGTTCGTTTTTAAACGTAAAGTGAGCTTGTAGTAAACTTCCTTCTCGAAGTCCGTTTAAATTTGCGACTTTATCGTAGACTTTGACTTCAATTGAAAGTAATTTTTCAGCAATTTTTTCAGTTAACCTCTCCCAAGCTGTGGGATCTTGATTTATTTGTTTTAAATATCTAGGAATTAATTCATCTTCATTGCTAAATGTATAATACTGACCTCTAATTTGAGTTTGGCGTTTAGGTGGAGTATATATCTCAGTTATTACTTTTGTTGTATATTCTAATAAATTTTTATTATCATCTGATTCTACAGGAATACTTTTTTTTACTTTATTATTTTCAATATCCATATCATGTAATGAAACATTAGTTAATTCTATTTCCATAATAACACCTTTCATACTGTTAAAATTTAATAATAAAAATTATTGAAACCAAGATACTAATTATGAAATTTTGTTCTTAGATTATCAGGCATGAATAGATGACCAAAAACACTGCCTATAATGTTGATATCTCCTTGATTAACCTCTTCTAGCACTAAATTAGCTAAATGCGTTCAACTCTTAATGTAGCTACAACTTTCCCGCATATTTTTATTGAGTTAAGTTCGTTATCCTTAAGTACTTCGCTTTTATATTTTTGATTATCACTGATAATCTTTAGCTCACCGCTTACAAATTTCTGAAGCCTCTTTACTTTTAATCCAGAAGACGACATGAAGACGTAAACGCCATCTTCTTCATAGAAATTTATTGCTTGGTCTACGAATAGCCAATCACCGCTGTTAAATGTTGGCTGCATTGAATCGCCAGAAGCGGTAATAATCGATATTGATTTTAGATTATTACCAATATTGTTTCTTGCCCATTTTTCTGAAACTTCAACCAATTGTACTGATTCAGGAAAATCGCTATTGTCAAAACCGTTGCCCGCAGCAGCTTTTACGTCAAGTAGCGTAAATTGAATAAATCCTTCTTGTGGCGTCGTATCTGTTGTTTTAACCGGTTGGTCAAACCAACCACGAGGCAAACCTAAAACTCCTTCAATTTCGCGAGCTGTATCCGATTTCATAGAGCGGGCTTTTCCCGTTTTAGAGTCGGCGGAACCGTTAACCCATTGGCTTATCTGAGCAGGAGATTTGTCAATTCTTTTGCTTAGCCCAGTTTGTCCACCGTATTGCTTAGAAAGCATTAATAACCTCTCTCTGTAAGTTTCTTCTATGGTTTTCATACAAATCCTTTCAATCAGATTATTAGCAATTTGCTAACAAAAATAAATGTGCATTATGCTTGATTTTTGTTTAGCGAATCGCTAATATAAATAGCGGAAAGGATTAATATGAATTTACAGGAATACTTAAACAGTAAAGGGAGAGGCTCAACAACTGCGCTTGCTAAATCTATTGGTGCCCACGTTCCCGATGTCTCAAGGTGGGCAGAAGGTAAGCGCCCGTGTCCCCCGTGGCGATGCTTAAAAATCGAAAAATATACTAATGGCGTCGTTTCTAGAAAAGATTTGCGCCCTTTTGATTACAAAAAACACTGGCCGGAGCTGGAGGATGCCCACGATGACAATTAAAGCATCTCAAATCTATCTGAAAGATGAGCAATCTGAGGTTGATTTGAAATTCAATGATGAATGGTGCCAGCTCAAGGAGCTGATTCGCGCCGGCAGGAAAGAGGAGGCGCATCGGTTGTTGGATGTGCTAAGTGAAATATACCGAAACCGCCCGACTGAGGTGGTTGAGGCGTTAGAAGTGGAGATGGGTTTGCGATGAATGGTTATAAAAAAAGCCCACGGGAGTGGGCTTTCAGGAAATGACCGTTGTGCAGCCATTCAATTCATTAATATAAATACGGGTGTAATTATGACTACTGTAGAAAATTTTGTCAATGATAACTCTTTAAAAATAGGCGATATTATCGGGGATGTTACATGTGCCTACAATCCGCGTCTGAAGCGTATATGTAATGGAGACATTAAGGCTGGGCTGGTTTTAAATCAATTGCATTATTGGTGGCAGTACTGTTCTAGTACGGCAAAGGGTTTTTATAAGTCTGTTAAGGAATTGGCTGGTGAGCTGGATTTAAGTGAATATGCGGTACGTAAGTCTATTAAGCTGCTGGAAAGCCTTGGCTATATCCGGCGCAAGATTAAGAAGCTTGAGCATAGAACTTATTATCTGGTTGATGAGGCTGCGATTAGAAAGGCGGCTGAGTGTTTTGATGCTGATAAAGCTGACAAGCCTAAATATCGTGTATTTACTGGTGTGCTTGGTCGTTTTTGCCGAGGTGGGAAATATGACATTTCCCGAATGTCGACATGTCGCAGTTCGGGAGTGGTGACATGTGACAATTCGGGAGTGACGACATGTCAACACTCGGGAGTGGCGACATGTGACAGTTCGTATAAGGAAGAGATTTATACAAAGAATTATTCAGAGAATTATTCAGAGATAGAGTGCCACCGCGATTCTGAGGATTTTGAGTTAGTTCCAGATGGTGAACAATCAGAATCGAATGATGATAATGCTGATGATGGTGGTGTGGTGTATGCGCCAATAGGGCTGCATAAGAAATGTGGCTGGTGTGAAAACTGGGTAATGCCGGATAAATATCTGGATTATGCGGCAGCTAAGGGGCTTGTTGGGTCTGCGCTGAATATTGAGATTGAGAAGTTTGTGAATTACTGGCTATCTGGTGATGCTAGAAATTCCAAGAAGCGCAATTGGGAAGCTACTTGGCGCAACTGGGTTTTAAAGTGGCTGGAGTACGGTGCTGGCAGGATGGGTGCCAATAAACTCCGGAATGAATGGGATTGTACTAATGCGCGCTATGTGGAGGTAAAGCCGAATCTGCGGGTGTATGGGGTAGATGTTGGCGGGCGCAGGGTGTTTGTTTCTGTTCTTGGAACAACTGGGGAATGGAACGCGCCGAAATGGGAAGAGGTAGGCACTAGTTCAAGCGCTAATGAGTTGTTTATGGAAACTGTGCGTCTGTGGAATGGAGCTGATTATGGACGCTAGGGAGGTATCGCAGTTGCTGGCTGATAAGGCGTTGAGTGTGTCTGAGTATCTGCTCCCCAATGGCAGGAAAAATGGCAATGAGTGGTGCTGTGGCTCGGTTAATGGGGAGGAGGGGCAATCACTTAAGGTGCATTTATGCGGCAGTAAGGCTGGTGTGTGGAAAGATTTCAGTGATCAGGACAAGGGTGGTGATTTGCTGGATTTATGGGCTGCGTGCAGGGGGTTAAGCTTTATTGATGCGCTTAAGGATGCCTGTAGGTGGCTGGGGGTTGAGTTTGCTCCTAAGTTTTCGGTTGCCAGTAAGAAGTCATTTACGCGCCCGTCTGTACGTTTGGGGGCGGTGATTGAGCCGCAGGCGGATGGTTATTTTGACAGGCGGCGCATTAATGGCAGTACGCTTAAGGCTTACTGTGTAGCCAATCATGACAGGGAGATTGCTTTTCCGTTAATGGTTGATGGTGCTGTTTATAACGTTAAGTATCTGACGCCACGGCGTAAGAGGGATGAGAAAAACCGCTGGCGGCAGGAATCAAACTGTGAGCCGTGTTTGTTTGGCTGGCAGGTTATTACGCCTGATGATGATAAGGTTGTGATTACTGAGGGTGAAATTGATGCGCTGAGTGTTTTTCAGTGTGGGGTAAAGGCTTTGTCGATGCCTAGTGGTGCGAAGAATCTTGAGTGGATTGAATACGACTGGGAGCGGTTGCAGCAGTTCAGGGTGATTTATCTGGCTTTGGATAATGATGACGCGGGACAGTTGGCTACGATGGAGGTGTTGCAACGGCTTGGTGAACACCGGTGCAAGTTGGTTGATTGGGGCGATTTTAAAGATGCTAATGAGTGCCTGTGTGAGGCTGGTGAAGCTGGGGTTCTGGATGCAATAGTTGGTGCTGAGTATAAGAAGCCGGAGGATTTGAAAAACGCGATTGAGTATGCGGAAATTCTGTTTCAGGATTTTAATGGGCTACTTGATACTGCCACGGGCAATACTACGCCATTTGCTGGGATGAAAGATTTTAAGTTTGGTATGGATCAGTTGACGGTATGGACTGGTTACAGTGGCCACGGTAAAAGCCAGCTATTGGGGTATTGTATGTGTGAGATGATTCTGAGGCAAAAGGAACGTATTTGTTTGTTTTCGGGGGAGATGAAGCCTTATAAGGTGTTAAATCGTATGGTTAGGCAGGTATGTGGAAAGCTGCGTCCTGATCAGGATGATTTGACTGATGCGTTGAATTTGTTGTCTGGGGGGATGAATATCAATGGTGAGCGTTGTACGGAAGAGAATGGTAATGAATCAGGTGGGCTGTGGATATATGACGTGAATGGTGCAGCCAGTCTGGAGCGGATGCTTAATGTTTTTAAGTATGCGAAGCAACGATATAACTGCCGGCATTTTGTTATTGATAGTTTGATGATGTTGGGGGTAGCTGAGAGTGATGTGGATCGGCAGAAGAAGATTGCGGAGATGCTGCGGGATTTTAAATCGCAAAACAATATTCATATTCATTTGGTTGCGCACCCGCGTAAGCCTGACAATGGTGATGAATCTAAGCCACCAAATAAGCATGATGTGAGGGGATCTGCAGGGATTACTGATCTTGCTGATAATGTTCTGGTTGTGTGGCGGAATGGTGAGGCGACGGGTTATGGGGTAGACCCGGATGCTAAGCTTATTTGTCAAAAGCAACGTGATTCGGGCTATCAGCCTATGGTTAATCTGTTTTTTGACCGTGCAAGCTGCCAGTACCATGAGCGCGAAAGGGAGGCAATCAGTATGATTACTGGTGAAAGAGTTCGGGTGGATTTTAAGTCGCCATACGCGCGATGATGATGCGATATTCTGGGGAAGTGAAGTTTTAAAGGGTTATTTGATGATAAGTAAAATTGAAATTGATACTGCTGCAGATGTGCTGACTGCATATGAGCGAACTATGGCAGACCGGAAGCGGCAAGGGCATTGTCTGAGCGCTGAATGGCGTTACGGGAGAGATAAAGTAATCAGGGACTATGCTTTTGATGGTGTGCATTATAAGCCTGAGGTGTTTGTGTTGGTAAGATGTGCATTGTTGTTACTGGCGCAAAACAATCGGGAGGCGTTTAATGTGCTTAATATTGAGTATGGGCACCAAAGTCCTTATTTTAAGCGCCGTTCAATTTCTGCACGTCATCGCGCTATGGTTAATAGGACGACATGGGCTGAACAGGTAGAAAGGGCTTTGGTGCTGTTTTGGGCATATATGCAAAAATGTGATGATTTTGATAAATTTTTTTACAATTCACCCTTGCGCATGGCTTGAATATTTAGTATATTTCTAGTTAACAATTAGTTAATGCTTTTTAGTGCCGGTGGCAGCTTTGCTGCACCCAATTGAAAGGTACTAACATTGTTCTCCTTTTTAGTTGATACACTTACTATTTCATCTTTTACCCGCCTGCTCCTTGGCGGGTTTTTTATTGTGGATTCTGTATTTTAATTTGTTAGTACTAAGTAATAAGCCAGCTTAATCGCTGGCTTTTGTATTTTAGCAATCTAATTGTTCTTCATTAATGCCTAAAGCAGTGGCAAGTTTGGTGCGAGTTGCTTTAGTGGGCTTTTCTGAAGCTTCCAGCTTTAGATAGGCGGGTTGTGACATGCCAAGCTTTTCAGCGCATTCTGATTGTGTTAATTCCAGATATTCGCGCCATGCTCGAGCTGGGGTGTAATCTTGTTCAATTACTATGCCTACCACTTTGCTTGGAGTGGCGTTTGTAAGGTTTATTTTGGAATTCATTTAGCTATACCGACATTCTGTTCTGTTCTGTTGATTCGCTCAAGAGCAGCCTTAGCAAGAAAGTTAGAACGGGTATCATGTGTTTGTGATACGTAGGTATCAACTTTATTCAGGATATATTTAGGCCAACTAACATTGAAGCGTTCGGGTTTAAAGGTTAGATGGTCAATATTAACTTCGATGCCAAACCATTGTGCACCTGCGTAATCAGGGTTTGTTATCAGTGTTTCAAGTGCTGGCTGGTTTGTTTCGGGTTCTTTACCATCTTCAAGCATGCCTTCAATATGAAACAGAATTGCTTGCTTTACCTCTTCGATGGCCTGATTAAGTGTATTGCCGTAGGAGAAGCAACCTGGTAAAGATGGTACGGTAACACCGTAGCCAGTTTCTGCATCTTTATGAATTGCTATATAGAGAAACATAATTATCTTCTTTCTATTTCTGTGTTGGGAATTTAACACCAGCTTGTTTAAATATGTTTTTAACTGTACCAAGTGGCAAATCCTTTTTAGGATGAGGGACTGTAACGCGCCCTGATTTGCTGGCATGTTTAAACTGATGATGGCTGCCTTTAACCGCCACTTCGTACCATCCATCATCAAGCAGCATTTTTATAATTTTTGAGCTGTTCATATCCCTCCCCTCTTTTCTGTGTGTATTTTTACACACGATGTATAAAAAGTAAAGATTTAATTTGTTTGTTTCTTTAATTAAAATAGAAATTTAGGTAAAGTTAAGACAGGCTCACGTATGCGCGTGGGCTTTTTTTATTGGAGTTAGACAATGAACGAATCTATAGATTTTGCACAGGCGTATCACAACGGGCTTAATTTAATCAGAAATAGGGTAGCAGAGGAATCGGAGATTGATGCTGTGCTTTCTCGATTGTGTGATGGAATAAATACTGCCAGCAATGGCGCGCTGGTGTGTATGGTGGGTCGGCCGTATGGTTGTGACTCATCTGAAAGAAAAACGGTTGCGTTAAAGCGTGGGGAAAACAGAAGAGTTAGAAAGATATTCGAGATTGAACTATCTCAAGGTGGTTACCCATGTGTTGTTAAGTGTGGTGGTTGGCATAGGTCTGTTCTGAATAAAAACGAACTTGAGACAGCCCTAGCCGAAGCAATGCAAAGCTATAGCGTTGTCTCTAAGATTTACAAGACACTGATGCAAATCCATAAAGATGCTGGTGCTTAAAACAGGTGGATGGAGCTATGAAGTTAACAGTTAAATCTAGCAGACTAAAACCTGCGGGTTGTAACAGCAGGCTTTCATCTCCGAGACTATGCAAGGGTAAAGCTAGTGCATGGGGACGTGGGCGTGGTGGACGGCCATGGCGTCGCTTGCGTGAGGCGGTGTTGTTAAGGGACAAATACACATGCCAGTACTGTGGGCATATTGGTGTTGAGGGTATGGAGGTAGATCATATTGTGAACATTGCGGCAGGTGGTACGGATGAGCTGAGTAATCTACAGACGTTATGCAGAAGCTGCCATCAATTAAAGACGAGGCGAGAGAGTGCACGCAGGTGATGTACAGATTAAACAACATTTAACAGATGATGATTTTAGATTAACAAAGTAATATAAATTTTGAATTAATTTGATTGTATCAATAGTTTAATGTAGGGGGGTGGGTGAAAGTCTGATGTTTTTTTTAACTGGACACCGCGGCCCTCCCATGCGCGGAAAAAATTCCCCTTTTAACTTGTTAAAGCATTTTAACAGGCAACATTTTCTGCTGAAAATTTAATAATTTATACCTATTTTAGATTGTTAAACAGGTTGTTAAAGACGCTTTTGGGCGTCTTTTTTTAACAGGAGATCTGCAATGGCTATGAACGAGCAAAAAGAGCTGTTCGCACGTGCCATCGTGGATGGCTTGTCAAATAAAGAGGCAGCGATAAAGGCTGGTTATAGTGAAAAAACAGCCAGCGCGACGGGGAGCCGGTTGCGTAAAGACCCTGACGTGATTGCACATATCGAACAATTAAGTGCGCCGGTGGCTGGTTCTGCGGTTGAACAGGGTGAAGAGCTAGAGAATGATGCGGTAAAAGTGGCGGATACGGTATCCGCATTACCGGTTAATTCATTTTACGGTGAAGAGGTTGTTAAAACGGGGTTAGAAGTAGCGATTGGTGACAGGAGTTACTCGTTACTTGATCCACGCGATTTGCTGACGCTGGCGGGTATGGGTGTTATTGAGTTAACGCAAGCGCAGATTAGGAGTTTGCAAACAGTATTGCCGTACAAATACGGCAAGGTTGGCGAGACGGGTAAGAAAGAGGCGCAGCAGGCGGCAGCGGAAGAGGTTTTACAGACGAATACGTTTGCGCCGTTGCGATCGCCTTCTATTAGGAGGTTGCAATGAGCGCGCTGGTACAAGCCACGGCTCCGGAATGGACCACAGCAGGCGTTGACTGGCAGCAGCGGATTGTTGACAGGCAAAGTCTGATTGTGACGCCGCCGCTGTTTCAGGAATCGGCAGATGCCGCATTGCGCATTTTTCAGGCATTGAAATTATGTGATGTGCCGGGTGAACCGCGAATTGGTGACCCGGGTGTTTCTAAACAGTGGATATTTGATTTTGTGGCGGCGATTTTCGGGGCGTACAACCCTGATACTGGTGTAAGGCTGATCAATGAGTTCTTTTTGTTGATTAGTAAGAAAAATTCCAAATCGACCTACAGTGCGGGCATTATGCTAACGGCGTTGGTGCTTAATTGGCGCCGGGATGCTGAGTTTTACATTATTGCGCCGACTAAACATGTAGCCAATAACAGTTTTAATCCGGCGCGAGCGATGATTCATGCTGACCCGCAGTTGCGCCAGCTTTTTCAGGTGCAGGAGCATAACCGTACGATTACTCATCGCGGCACGAATGCAAAACTACAGATTATTGCAGCAGAATCGGACACAGTATCCGGGGTAAAAGGCACCGGCGTGCTAATTGAGGAAGTGTGGCTGTTCGGTAAGCGTGCTAATGCGGTGAATATGTTCACTGAAGTGACGGGCGGTATGGTGTCACGGGCGGATGGTTTCACTATTTACCTGTCTACTCATTCCGATGAGGCACCACGCGGGGTATTTGCGGATTTATTAAGCCGTGCCCGTGCGGTGCGTGATGGGAAAATTACTCAGAAATATTTCTTACCAGTGTTGTATGAATTCCCGCCGTCGATGCTGGAATCCAAAGCCTATATGAATCCGGCAAATTTCTACATCACTAACCCGAATCTGGGGGCGTCGGTCGGTGTTGATCAGCTTTTACAGCTCTATGATAAAGCCAAAACTGGCAAACCTGAGGAAGAACGTCAATTCTGGGCTAAACATCTGAATGTGCCGATTTCCATCGCGCTAGCCAATGATACATGGCTGGCAGCCAGTTTCTGGGAAAAAACCACAATCCCCCAAATGCACGGCTTGGATGAATTGCTGGACGCGTGCGAGGCGGTGACCATCGGTGTGGATGGTGGTGGGCTTGATGATTTGTTGGCTATTGCGGTGGTCGGTAGACGAAAAGGGGCACCACGTCAATGGCTGGTATGGGCTTATGCGTGGGCGTCGCCGATTGCGCTGGAGCGGCGCAAAAGTATTGCCTCTACGCTGGCGGATTTTGCTGCCTCAGGTGAGCTGACGATTGTGCCGAATGTCGGTGCCGATATTGAGGAAGTTGCGGATATGGTGAAATACATTTATGACCGCGGTTTATTAATTGAAATCGGACTGGACAGTGCCGGTGTTGGCCAGATTATTGATGCGATTCTGGCACGGGGTGTACCACAGGATTTATTAAAGGCAGTGACGCAGGGGTGGCGGTTAAAAAATGCGATTCAGACGGTAGAGCGCAAGCTGGCGGAGGGGACATTGCAGCATGGAGATAATGCCATGATGGCGTGGTCGATGTCTAATGCGCGTACTGAATTACGTTCTAACAGTTTACTGATTACTAAACAGGCAAGTGGCTGGGCGAAGATTGACCCAGTGATGGCGATGCTGGATGCGGTGCATATTCTGACCGAAAACCCGAACGCCGAACCGAGAAATGATAAATCAGTATATGAAACGCGCGGGGTTCGATATATCAGCTATGAGTAAGAAAGATAAGAAAGCGCGCAAGCATGTTTCGCGGAGCATTCGAGGCGAGGGTTTACGGGCGCAAGTATTTGACGGGGTAGATGATCCGGCATTTAAGGAGTTTATCCATAATAGTCTGAGTAGTGGCGGGGTGCGGATTGGGGAAAATAAAGCGCTGATGAATTCGGCACTCAACCGCTGTGTGAATGTGATTTCGGAATGCATCGCCTATCTGCCCATCAGGCTGCTGACAGACACGGATGAAAAGGAGGTGTTGAAAGATGACCCCCTGCACCGGCTAATCAAGAGAAAGCCGAATGACTGGCAGACAGCTTATGAGTTCAAGCGCCAGATGCAAGTGCATCTGCTGGAATATGGCAATGCCTATGCCCGGGTGATACGCAGTGGCAGGCGGGTGGTTTCTTTGGTGCCGATGCACCCGACACAAGTAGCGGTAGAGCAGCTGGACGACTGGTCGCTGCGTTATACCTATACCGGCACCAATGGCAAGCAGACGCAAATGGGTGCGGATGAGGTGTTTCATCTGCGTGATTATTCCGAAGACGGGATTAAAGGTATTTCGCGGGTAAAGCTGGCACGCGAAGCGCTGGGGATTGCTTTTAGTGCGGAGAAAGCCACCCGACGGACGTTTGCACACGGGGTGATGGCCAGCGGGGCCGTTGAGGTACCAAAAGCATTGACTGATGAGAGCTTTATCCGCCTGCAGGAATCCCTGAGTGCGGCTAATGGCGGTGTGGAAAACGCTGGCGGGGTGATTCTGCTGGAAGATGGTGCCAAGGCGGCCAAATGGTCGAGTACGGCGGTGGATGCGCAGTTGCTGGAAAACCGTGCGCACCAGATAGAGGAAGTCGCCCGTTTTTTCGGGGTGCCACGGCCACTATTGATGCTGGATGATACTTCTTGGGGCTCAGGCATTAATGAGCTGGGGATTTTCTTTATTAAATTTGGTTTAAACCCATGGCTGACGTTGTGGGAACAGGCACTGGAGCGGGTATTACTGTCTGATGACGATGGCAAAATATTTAAATTCAATATCGGGGCGTTACTGCATGGTTCTCTTAAGGATCAGGCGGAGTATTTCAGCAGGGCACTGGGTGCCGGCGGCACGCAGCCATGGATGACACAGAATGAAGTACGGCGTACCTGTGACTTACCCTGTAGCAAGGATAAGGATGCTGACAGTTTAAAGAATCCGATGACACTTAAGAAAATGGACAGAAAAAGGCAAACAGATGAGCTTGATTAAATTACCACAACTGAATGCAGAGACGATTCCGGAAAAGGTTTCGTATGAGTTAACGCCACAGGCCGCCAAGAAGTGGTCGGCGGGTATTAAGGCGCAAGATGACGATAACGGTAATGTGATTAATATTTATGATGTTATCGGTGGCTATGAGGGTAATGGAAATTGTGAGTACGTTGCTAAAGCATTGAATCGAATTGGTAATAATGATGTGGTGGTGAATATCAACAGCCCGGGCGGCAGTTATTTTGAGGGGGTGGGTATTTATAACCAGCTAAGCATGCACCCGGGAAAAGTCACAGTGCAGGTGGTGGGTATGGCGGCCAGTGCGGCTTCTGTGATTGCGATGGCGGGAGATGAAATTCTGATTGGCTCCGGCGCGTTTCTGATGATTCACAATGCATGGTGTCTGGCTATGGGAAATCGGCACGACCTGCAAGGGGTAATTGATGGATTGAGTGTTTTTGATAAAGCCATGGCTGACCTTTATGTGCAACGCGGACATCTAGCATTGGATGAAGTTGTGGCCATGATGGACAAAGAAACATGGTTGGATTGTACAACCGCCATGAAATGCGGTTTGGCTACCGGACGGCTTGAAGTGAAAAAGCGGGCGGTGGCGGATGATGAGGGTAAACAAGCCAGAGCTTTGGTTGACATGGCTTTGGCACAACAAGGTATGTCGCGCAAAGAACGGCGACAGGTGTTAAGTGCATTGAATAAAAACCATGGCATGCCACGCGCTGCTGAGGATTCTGCCAAGCCTTGCGCTGGTGGCGATGATTTCTTAACAAGTGCAAGTAGTCTTTTGAATTTTTTAAATAAATAGGATTGATTATGATGAAGAAAAACGGCAAGCAGTATCCTTACCGTGGCGCGATTAAGGTTTTTGCCCAAGCGGGTGGGAGTAATCCGGCAGCGGTGATTGATGGTATTCGTTCAGGGTTGCAGGAATGGCAGAACAAGCAGAACGGTGAGGTAAATTCGCTGCGCGAGCAATTGAGTGCAGGGGAAAAGGCGCAGGCGGAATTAAAGCAGACGATTACAGAGTTGCAGGCCAGTTATGATGATATGGCGAAAAAAATCGCTGCCGGACAGATGAACGGGGCAGGCGGGGTAAGTCCTGAAGCTGCTGCGCGCAGTGCAGCCATG